CACGATGATAGGTGGCCTTGTCAATTTTTTTGTCCCGCAGCCACACGAAGCCTGTCGTCACGTAGTTCACTTTAGGGTAAGTTGCAAACGTGTAGCCAACATAGAGTTCGAGCTGCTCAGTAGGTTTACGCTTACCTGTTTTCCAGTCAAATACACCGGCCTTGTCTTTATGTATAACTAGCAAGTCAGCGATGCCACGTGACCATGCGTTGCCCCATTCAGCAGGCTGGAAGTTCTTGTCCACAGCCATCTGTTCTTCGCAGTGTTTAGCCCCTGGTAACGCCGCGAATTTTGCGGCGATTCCCTCCCACTGTGTCATGCCTTCGGGTAGTGGTGTGCCATCTTTGATGCGGTACTCCATCGCACTGTGTACTTTTTCGCCCCACATTGTTGCTTCGGTAGGCGGTTCTTTAATGTCCTTCAACACGCGAACGTGGTAGAACTGTCGGGGGCAAGTCTCGAACTTGTCGAGCTGGCTATATGTCCAAGCGGGTATGGTCATGTTATTTGGCGTCAGCGTAGTTTTTCCCGATGTCACCTTCGCAGGAGACAGGCAGGTTGGAGCACCACTTAGGTGGAACTTTCATCACGTCAAGCATGAAGTCAAGACACCACTTAGCGGCTGGGGTTGGTACTACCGATACTACCTCATCATGTACCGTTAGCGCAACTTTATATCGTCTATCTGCATCGGGGTTGTCGTTCTTACGCAACTCAATGTCGATCTTGGCCATCTGGTCAAACACAACAATGCGAGCCAATGCCTGCACGATGTTTTCTACCATCTTGCCACCGTAGATTTTAACAGGTCCGTAGCGTCCGTCGTACTCGTAGCCGTCTTCGCTTTTGCGTAGGTTTGGATAGCGAATCATCGTACCGTTAGGTAGATGCACACCCTCGGGGGTACAACGCAGTGCAATGCCAACACCAAGCTCACACTCGTGGCCACGTGACATAGACTGCAAAGCGTTCTGTGCGTCTTTCCATATCTGTGCAATCCTGTCGTACTTAGCGCGGTACTGCTTGACTGTGTTTTGTGCGTCCTCGATGGGCATGTCAACGGAGATACCGCCCATACCAATCTTGAGTGTCGCCTTGAACTTGTCAGGCCCCATGCCGTAGCCTAGACCAAGAATACAAGTCTTGCCTACGAAGCCCTCGACCTTGTCGTTAGGGTTCTTCTTGCGGTCAACAGGGCGGCCATACACCACAGAAGCAAACGATGAATAGATGTCCACGTTGTTTCGGAAGTCTTCAACCAAGTCATCTTGGCCAGCCCACCATGCAACGACACGGGCTTCGATCTGTGCTGAGTCAACAGCTACCAGAGAATGATTTTCTGGCACGGTTATTGACCGACGTAGTGCCCCGCCGCGAGGCAGGTTCTGAAGGTTCATCTTGTCTCCGCCAGACGCTCGACCAGTATGCGCTCCCCAGTAGTTGAGCAGAATTGGTAGACTCCCCCGCTCGGCGATACCAATGAATGACTCAGTACGGGTTTCCTCAAGCGTAGACTTAACGCCGAGACGCGCAGCAACGACGGCCTGCACCGCTGGATTTGGATGGTCGGCGAGAGCTTTGAATTCTTGGTCAGTTTTACCAAACGCATACGTCTCCTTGTTTGTACGAAGGCTTACCTTCATGGGCGGTGTGACACCAAGCTTCTCTAGCACGGCAGCAAACTTCGGGTTAGACATCAGTGCGTCACGACCAATGGTTGCGTCAATGCGCTCCATCAGCTTAGCCTTCTTGTCTTGCACATTGAATAGATGATCAACCAGCACATTCCTGTCCAGCTCAAGTACAGGGTCAGTAAACATGCGAATCATCAGGTCTTGGATGTACAACTCTTTGGGTGGGTTCCACTGTTTAAAGATGTGGTAGAGACCATACGTCAGATCAACGTCATGCTTGCAGTACTCACCATAGCGAACCATCTGCTCAGGGCTGAAGTCTTCACGGCGTAGGCCAAGCGCGTTGACAACCTCTGTACCCTTTTCATCCAGCAGGTACTTCTTAGCCAGTGCTGCTAGTGATCCACCGACCGTAAGGCCCGTAACGGGTCTCGCCATTGATAGGGTATCGAGATAGTACTTTGGCTTGATGCCGTAGCGCCATGCAAGGATTGCTCCGTCGAAGGCCATGTTGTGACAAATGAGGTAGGCGTTAGGAATTCCGAGTTCGTGAAGTGCTTCGGTAATCTGCCTGTCCGTACCTGTGACCCAATGGGTTTCTCCATCGTCGACTTTGTAGGCGAATCCAATGACTTGGAATTGCTCGTCACGGATGTAGTGCTCGGTGGTGTATTTTTTGAGTCCATAGTCCTTACTATAGTAGGTCTCAAAGTCAAGAGTAATTAGCTGTGTCATGCTTCACCTTTTGCTCGGATTGCTTTGGCAACTTCTGAACCATATATCTTTACGCCTGTAGGAATGTGCGTGTCGCAAACAGTTTTTCTAGCAAGTTCAGCACACGCCTCACGCTCTGCTTCAACCATCTTTTTGCACATCAATGTCCACGATGCGTTTGCTCTTGCGTTTGCTTCGTCTGTTGATTTAGCTGCTACCTGTTTGGCAAAGGCTTCAATATTTTTGCTGTTTCCAAGCCACAATTTCGCTAAATCAGAATGGGCTAAAGAAAAACCAGCCTGTTTAGCCATCTCAATGATTTCATCTTGTGTCATGCTTCACCTCTTGCTCGGATGTCTTGAGCGCAATGGCGCGGTTCTGTGGCGGGTATGTCTTGGTATTCATCACACAACTTTGCACAAGCCTCACGCTCTTTGGCTGCTACCAGTTTGGCAAAGTATTCATCACGCAATCCAATGTAATTTTTACCACCAATGTCCATTGCATCCGCATAAGCGTCTGCCTGTCTAGCCATCTCAATGATTTCATCTTGTGTCATAGTGGTGCGTCAGGTACGCTGCTTGTTATATTTGTGAAAGTTGTTGACAGGGCTTTTGACTTTACCCCTCGCTTTTCCCGAGGCAATCTGGTCATGAGCCTCTGCAAAGAAATCAAGTCCGTCGCTGGAAACGGCCAATACGGGTCGGGGCTTGGGTTTTTTTGTTTTGACGCGCGGTTTTGTCTTGTCATTTGCTATTTCCTGTTTCGGCCACGGAGCTGACGGGGCTAGTACGGTCTTTGGCATTGATTGCTCGGGTTCGTTTATGGAGAATATCTTCCTTGACAATGTCAAAAGCTTGTTCAAGTTGTCTGACAGTGCATGCTTCGAGTTGTGCGTCATGAATTTCCATGGCTAAGTTAAGAGCTTTTAGCTCGGGGCCGGTTACTACAAACCGCATATTGTTTTGTACACCACGGCGGGCTACTGCTAGTAAGGCATCTTGACCCGCACGAATCTCTTCTTGCCAGTCGTCTCCGATACCCATACGGCCAAGACCCTCTAGCATGTTTACAACTCCACGCAAAATGTCTACATCATCTTTAGTTGCCACACCACGACGAAGTTGATCCATAGCAAGGTGGTTCTTGATCCGTATGTCAGTACCCGCAGAGACGGATGTGAATGGTTTCATGCCACCCAACACCCAATCTACTGCGTCAGCCCGTACGGGCTTAGGTTTGTACTTGCTCTTTTTTCTCATAGTACGCAGACTGGAGGTGCATAAAAATAGCCACGAGCATGAAGTACACGGCGTACCCAACCGTATCGTAAGTAATTGACCACATGCTCATAACAAACATGCTAAGGGTTGTCCAACGAAACAGATGCTCTAAGAATGTGTCTAAGTATTTCACATTGAATCCAATCTTGCTTTGACTAACAACGTAGCGACAGCATCTTGGATACTCTCGCCTTCCTTGAGGACATACATGGACGGGTTTGTCTGGCGGCTACCTAGGCCTCTTGATGGTGGGGCGAACAATACAAGTACTGTCCCGTTCATTGCTTTAAACATTTGCACAGACGTATAGGACTCGCCCATGTTGTTATGTGGTGCAGCCGTAGCGTATGGTCGGTCTTCACCGATGTTGATTTCGTCTGGGGCCAGCCAGTTACGTAGTTTTTGTTTAAGCCATCTCACGCTGTTACTCCTTCGTTGTTTGCCATGTCCAGCCTGTCGCTTACTTCGGTGGATGCCTTGTAGGCTTTAAGAATGTCAGGATGCGCATCCGCAAGCCAATCCATAAATCTGAGGTACTCGTCAAACCGTGGCTCAATCCAATCAGCGCGTTGCTTTAGCGTCTGCATTTCGTAAGTCAGCGTATTGATGTGCGATTCGATCGCAGCTTTGAACTGCTCAAGTCGTTGGGGTTCTACAACTCGATGCGGGTTTCCCATACTAGAGCGATATTCTTCAGTCACATTGGGTTGGTATTGGTAGCTGTTCACATTAAGCTCCGAAGATTTGTTTGAGTTCGTCGTACAACTTACGAGCTTGCACGATTGAGAGTGTGTTGAGGTCAACTGGTGTGACTTGTACTGTTGGCGCTGGCTTAGGGGAAATTTGCTGGCCAGTAGTTCTACTGACTATCCTTATCTCGCGCTTAGGTGCAACTTCCACAGCCTTGTTAGCCTTGTGACCTTCTGCAATACGTCGAGCCATTTCTTCCTTGCCTATTTTTGCACGGCCCTCTTGCATCTTGGCTACTGCTTTCATTCGGGGGCTGCGTGGATAAGCATCCATTGCGGCTGAGTACATCAGCTTGCCTGTCGAACTGCACTCTGCTTTATGCAAGATGCCGCGCTCAGATAACGCATGAACTTGTGACTGCACAGAGTTGTATTCAATCTTGCCGTCTAACGCATTGCATACGTCTTTGACATAAGAGGCAGGATGCTCCTTAATCCAATTAAAGATCATCTCGTTGTTGGTTAGCTTGGTTTGTTCTTCAATCAATGGTTGATCTGGATCATCAAAATTAAGTTGAGTGAGTGATTGCATTTTGGGTATTACCTTTGTAAGAAGTTCAGCGCGTAAAGTAGACATAGTTATTTGTCCATTTGGTATTCGACCATGATGGATACGAAGAAGTCTCGCAACTCATTCATGTCCTTGCAGACTTTTGCTTTGCTTCCACTACGAAGCACGAAGCCGTTGTCGACTTTCTCAACTTGGAATTGAGTTACGTTGTGATTGCGTTCGAGTGGGTACGTAGTGTTGGACGTGAGTACGCCGGGATTGCTTGCCCACATCGCTGTGCCTGCGGCACCAGTAGTTAAGATTGAGTTTTGTGCCGCGTTCATTGCTGGATTTAGCGCCATATCAAGACTCTTCTTTTTGTCGTTTGAGGCACTCGATGAGCTTCTCCAAGTAGTGAAGACCTTTGCCAACTTCTTGAATTGATTCATCTTTATTTCCCATACGCATGATGTACTTGAGTGCGCCACCTCGGTAGTAGCCGATCTGTTGTTCGATAGGCCATGTGTCCACCACATCCCAAGGTTGTACCTTTAGGTTTTTGTAATGATCGCCGCCTACTTGCCTAAGACTTGGTTGCATGATAGGTGCTCCTTGTTTTGTTAATGAGAAATCACAGTTGTCAAATTCTTTCATATAGTCAGTTTAGATGCGACAGCGGCTGCTGTCAGTTGGTCGATTGAGATAGACGCCATGATTTCCTCGGCCTTCGATGCCGTCTTCTCGCGCTTGGGATTGTTGTTAACTCGGTCAATGTAGTCATCAGAGATATACAAAGATAGAGCTGGCCACAGCTTGAGTGCCTCATTCAAGGACTTAGCTGATTGAAGGAACTGAGTTACTTTTGTTTTGATGTCGCTCCACTTGTCGTCAGTACGACGGCAGAACTTCTGGTGTTCTAATGCAGCACGGGCTTGCTCGGGTAACAGGTGGCTAGTCTCAGGCACAATAATGTTGTGTCCGTAGTAGCTGTTTTCGTTGCACTGTGGTACTTCGATTGGGTCAACGGACTCGAAGATGAAGTCGAACTGACCAGTCTGGCCTTCAGCCCATTCGTATTGGATACGAGCATTGATGCGG